GGGCTTGGGGGCCCGGCGGGGGCGGGTCACGAGGCCGAGCGGCATCTTGCTCGCCGCGCCCTTGCCGTACAGGATCGCCTTATCCAGCGCGAGGCCGATGCTTTCGGAGAGCATCTCCACGATCCAGCTCGCAAGGTTGATGTCATTGTCCTCGAGGATCGAGTTGCACACCGGCACATAACCGGAGACCTTGAAGCCGTCCAACGTGACCTGGTTAAAGACAAAGGTCAACTCGTTGATCGCGCCGCACATCTCCGTCCACACCGCTTCCGGCACCGTACCGGCAATGGTCTGGCGCGCCTCGCCGTTGACGTTGCGGATACGTACGCGGTTCAGCAGCTTCGAGTACCTGTACATGTTCTCCGCGATCATGTCGAGGAAAACGATCGGAATCGTGAGCTCCGCGCCGGATACGCCGCGCTGCTGGCCCTTCATGCTGCGCAGCTGCGCAAAAAATTCGCGCACGTCCTCGCGGGCTACGATTTCGCTGCGCTGCTCCATCGGCAGCGCGTCAAACGCACGTCGGCTCATGGGCAGCGCGCGGATGTTGATATTGGTTTCCATTTTTCTTTCCGTCCTTTCTTTCGTGAGATGGTTTTCTTTGCTTCTGGTCGGAGCAGCTGCCTCGGCCTCGGAAAGCTCCGCTTCAAGACCCTCGATCTCGCCTGCCAACGCAGCCTTTTTTGCTTCGTGCGCAGTCTTGTCCGCGTCGAAAGCCTCTACCTCTTCGGTGACGGCCTGCTCCTGCTCCGACGTTTCTGCTTCGTTAATAGCTGTCTCAAGCTCAGCCTCACGCGTGGAAAACTCCGCGTCCTTCTGGCGGAGCGTTTCCAGCTCGGCCTGCTTCTTTTCAATGCTGCGGCGCAGCATGATTGCTTTAAGTGCCATTGTCTTCTCCTTTCAGGCGGCTTTTCATCCTTGCCTGCCATTCCTCTTTTCTGCGTTTCTCTGCCTGCTCAAAATCTTTCCGGCGCGCCTCTACGGATGTGTCCTCATAAGCCGGGAACGTTACGACGGAAACCTCGTAGAGCTTCACGGCCTTGATCCGCCATACCGTCGGCACACCGTCCTTATAATCGACATCCTGATCGATGATGTCAAAGCCGAAAGAGCACTGATTTACATCGCCGCGCTTCACACGCTCGTAAAGGTTCATCGCATCCTGATCCTGTTGATTGATCGTGATGCTGCCCCAAAGCCCCCGCTCATCTACGCGAAGCGAAAGCGTACCCGCCGTTGTACGGCCGAGCACAAGCGTCGTGTCGTGGTTAACGAGTGCCCGGACATCTCCATTCGTTTGCCCGTCGAATGCGCCGGGCTCGATCGTCTCATATGCGCCATCCCACAGCTCGTACCGGCTACCGAATACGGCGAAATACCCCTCGATATAGAGATTTCCTCCCTCGGCACGGGTACAGAAACCGTCGCTCCGCGCCACAGCCGTGCGTTTATACATCATGTGTTGTCACCTCCGTTCAATTTGTTTTGATCTCCGATCATCCCGCGCGGAATGTAGTTTTCCAGGATCACAAGGTCGTCAAGGCCGGAAAGCGGAGAAAGTCCGATCCAGTCGCGCACCTCGTTTCCGGTCATAATCCCGCGTACATATTGATCGTTCGCCACCGCTGCAAGGTCGCGCAGGTCATAGTTGTAAAGGCTCCGCGCGTTGAACCGAAAAAACCAATCTGGATTGTACAGGAGCTTTTTGGTCATTTCCTGCTCGATGTTCTTCGCGACCGGCATGATCGTGGAGCTGATAAAGTTGTTCCATGCGTCTCGGTGGAAATCCCCGATACCCAGAACAAAAGGCGGCACGCCAAGAATGGCCGCCACCGTCCGTTTATCGAGCTGCACGAAATCCGCGAGCGCAAGGTCGGAGAGCGTGAGTGGCCGGACCTGCTCTACGCTAAACTGCTCGGACGGGATCATCCATGGCTCGCCCGCCTGCGCTGTGTCGATATACTCGCGCAGGAGCTTGCTGCGCCCTTCCGCGCTCGCAAATTCGTCCGTGAGCGCATCCACCTTGACGATGATGCTTGGTTTCCAGTTGCTGGACATAAAGCTTTTTTCCGTGGTGGCCGCCTGCTTGAGATTGTTCGCGACGTCTGTCAGCGCGACACGGTAGCCCTCGCCTTTCCACGGATAATAGCTTCCGGGGTTCAGGACAAAGTGCAGCACGTCGTTCGGGTCGTACTCCTGCCCGGCGATCACCACACGATAATCCCACACGCCCTCCGGAACGAACGCCGTAAAAGCTGGCGGCACCGGTTTGAGGTCGCGCAGAATGCCGCGCCGCGTTTCCGGCCACACCACCGCGTTTCCGTTTCCTTCGAGCATCAGCGTCTTGACAATCCAGTGGATAAACGCCGCGCGAGTCATATTGTTGTTCGGGCTGATGTCCACCTTGCGGCTCAGCTCGTTTTTGACCCGGATGTCACCGGTCTCCGTGTTTTCCATCAGATGTATGGTCATACTTGCGATCAGCCGCGCTATCGTGTCCACTGCCGTGCAGATCTCGGGATTCTGCGCAAGGCTCACGTAGCCCCGACATTCGATAGATTCCCACAGGTCTGCGCCTGCAAAGGCGATGCTCCTGCGCACCGGCTCGGCACGCGGCGCAGGCCTGCTTCTTTTTTTCTTGCTCAAGCTTCACCCCACCATTTCTTCGCTGCCCTGTTTTTTTCAAGGCTTTCGAGGTATCGGATGCAGGCAAACACCGACGCATCAAAAAGATCGATGCGGTGTTCTGGCTGCACCTTATCGTATTGGATCATGTCGTCCGTCTTTTCGACGGCGGACACGTTTTCCACGCAGTACTCATAGGCTTCCGAATGCAAATAAAAAAGAGTGCCGTTTTTTGCGCTCTGCTCGATATGCCGGAAGCCCTCAGACTTTTTGTAAAAATACTGTGGCTGATCGACGATCTGAAAGCCCGCCGATTTCATGCCGATGAAATACTCGCGACAGAACTTCCTATCGTGCCCGACCTGCCGGATTTTGAACCCCCGTTTGCGCATATCCACGAACCAGTTGACCACATCCGCATGGTTAACGGTCGGGCTGTTGCACATCGTAAGCCAGCCGTCGTCCTGCCAACCAAAAAGCGGGATGTTGTCCTGCTCCGCCTTGATATGCGCGGCGACAACCGGGAAAAACGCATGCGTGATCACGATGTCCACACCTTTGTAATGTCCAAAAAGCGCCGCAGCCGTCAGGTCATGGAGCTTCGACAAGTCCGCACCGCCGTACCAGTCGATCGGCAGCCTTGCCAACTCCTCGAGCGTCCAGCTGTACTTGGCGTCGCTCCGTCGGAACTCCTCGATGTCAAAATACGCCTTGACCGCGTTTGTGTAGACGTTTAGGCTTTTTGCAAAAAAATCCTTACGCTGCTGCGGGTCGTTCTGCGCCTGCAGGCTGTCGTTCAGAATTTCATCTGGGCGAATGCTCACGCCATAGGCTGGGTTTGCCATTTCATGCACTACCGGATTTGTGTAGTCGATATTCCCGTTTTCATCCGGATTTGCGCAGCACATAAAAATAAAGTACTGTTCGTCCTTCACTGTGCCATCCAGCACCTTTCGGCAATATTTTAGCCGCTGCCCGAGGAATGCCTGCTCATTGTCGCCCGCGGTCGAGATGCCGATCAGCAGCTTATTGGTGTAGGCTTTCATGGCCTCCTTAAAAAGGTTGTACTGCTTCGGCGTTTTAAAAGCATGAATCTCGTCGCAAATTGCAATGTTGCAGTTGAGGGAATCCTGCGCGTCCGGGTTTGCCGCCAGTGCGCGAATAAAAAAAGAGCCGTCCGGAAGCGTAGCCTCCATGGAGTGCTCATTGTTGTTGTCGATGATCTTGACAGACCCGCCGCTTTTTGCGTCCTCACCCATCCGGCGGACATTGTAGTCCAAAAAATTGAAGCTTTCCAACGACTGCATCAGCGCCGCCGACGCAATATATGTTTTTGACCCGCTGCGTCGGTAAAGAAGTGAAAGCGCCCAGGAAAGCGCCGCGGCAAAACTTGTCTTAATATTCTTTCTGGGAATGAAGATCAGCGCTTCATGAAATCGAACAACATCCGTCCCGCGCAGCTTGAATCCCACAAGATTGTAAACGATGAATTTGTGGAATGGCTCGAGCTTAAACGGCGTCCCACGCAGCGGCGTGCCGTCCAGCTTCTCCCCCTGCTGGTGGCAGATCGTTTTTTCGATGATCCGGATGCAAAACTCAGGCGCTTTGCTATCCATCCAGTACTCGGGATTGTCGAGGTCCGAAAAGAACCGATCCACAGCTTGGCGCAACTCTACGCACGCCGCTTTTCGACCAGCCCGAATGCTTTCGGCGTACTCGAGGACCTCCGGCCAGTTTTTCCCTTTAACCGGATTCAATACTTGCAAGCGCCGCAGCCAGTCCGCCCGGCTTTTCCAAACGCGGCGCGTCTCCCGTCATTTTTTTATAGCTCGAGGGTGTCATCCCAAGTTCACGCCAGTACGCCAAAGCACTCTTGTTCAGATCATCCCAAAGGACAAGCAACGGATTTTTCGTCATGTTTGTCGAGCCGCCCTTGTTCGTGTACTCGATGACAGACTTTCCACCGGAGGCTCGAAACTCCCCGAAAGTTTTGTCCCGCTGCTCGAGGATTCCCGCCAAAGTCTCCACCGCGGAATCATACGCGTCCTTCTGCACCCCAAGTGCAGACATCTGCTCCAAAATTAGTTTTTTCCATTTGTTTTTGGTCATATCCTGCACCCCTTTTGTCAAAAATCTGCCCAGAGTTGGAAAGAGTTCCCCCCGCCGGTCCCTACCAGCCCCGGAAGGCGCGTCGGATGAGGGCGGGGTATCTGTGGTCTCTCATATTCCGTACCTCCCCGCGTTCTTCGCTTTTTCCGGGTGCATTTTGTTGTGGCACGCCTCACACAGGCTGATGAGATTGTCTGCGTTATACGCAAGCTCCGGATGCTCATCCGCGTGCTCGATGTGGTGCACGGTCGTCGCTTGACAGCGCCGCCCATACCGCAGGCAATGCCGACATAAATAGCCATCACGCCTCAGCACAGACGCTCGCAACCTCCGCCATCTCGGCGCGTTGTAATCAAAGCTCATGGCCTACCTCCAAATCGCTGCGCTCTTTCTTCTCGACCTCTCGCAGATACGCTTCCCGACACTCCGTCAGCCGCGCGGTGCAGAGCGCATACGGGCAAACTGCAAGCATACACAAATGCTCGCCCGTCCTCGCGTATGTATCCCACACGCAGCCGCTTGGGCGTGGGCACGGGCGATATGCTTTTTTACTCATCTCTTCGCTTTCCTCCCGAGCTCCTCGATTAGCTTTAGTTCTCGCTCCGAAAAGCTCCACTTTATTGCTTCCTTTTTTCTTGCCGCTTTCTCGGCGGCTTCTTTCTGCGCTGCCGCTTTCTCAGCGGCTTCGGCGGAAAGCAAAAGCCCTGCGCCGTATATTGATTTTTTAACGGCGAGCTGTGCATCTAAGCGGCCAACCTGTGCGCACTCCTTTTGGTATATCTCCAAACTAATGCCGTTGCGTGCCATCTTTTGCATCATTGTCCCCGTCAGTATGTTATCTGGGTAGTCGTATCGTGGCATGCTTTTGCTCGGCTCCCCTTGTGCCTCCACTATTGCCCGCCCTAAGTCTGGCGCAGTCATCGCGGCGATATGTGCATCAAAGCTTGTTACAAATGCCGTTCTTACAAGTGCACCGTTTTCGTATTTTACCGTGCATCCGGGAACTATGTGATTTATTTGCGTAAATATACTTCGCCCGGAAAACAACGTCAGCTCCGGCGCGAACAAAAAGAACGGCACGCCCTCGCTTAAATAAAATTTGCAGATCGGAACGAGCTTTGAAAAAGGCGGATTGTCAACAACTACTGCACCGTTGGAATAATCAAAGCTCTCGTAATCTCCGCCCGGATAAAAAGGGCGAACGATTTTTGCAGGATCAATCCCGTATTTTGCACACGCCCAGTTTTTTACCACCTCGTATACCTCCGGCGGCGTGTAGCAGTCATCCGTCGTTAGCTTAGACTTAAATTTGTCCACAAACGCCTCGTACTCTGCGTTGCTCTCTAAAACTGTCTGTTTTTCCATCGGCGCCTCCTGCATAGCAAAAGCGCCGAGGAACCTAATCCCCGGCGCTTTACCTAATAACTCTATTATTTAGTATATAGAATAAATCGCACCATTTGGTACAAAAACGCCGAAAAGCAAAAATTATTTTTCGCCCGGCTTGAATAAACCGTAATACTGGCTTTTGAGCGTGTTGATCGCCGGAGCTTTACCGCTTTTGCTCATCTGCGCCGCGACCCGGTCCCATGAATAGCCATGAAACGCACGAAGCATCACGACGCGCCGCAACCATGCGCTTTTGATGCCGAATACAAATTGCTCTATCTCTTGCTTTTGCGCTTTGAGCTTTGCAATGTGCTCGGCATATCTCTGCGGCCCAAGCCCGCGCACGGTGATGGGGTGCACGGTAAACGGAAACTCATCCGATGACCCGCGCACTATACCGCTTATCACCGTTTTGTTCTCGCGCTCAAGTTCCTCAATCTCCGCGCAGATGTCGGGGTATTGCTCCAAAAGTTCTTTTGTCATCGCTAGCCTCCTTTACTCATCCTCCGTTAGAGACTCAAGACCATTCAAAAAAAATGCTTCGCCAAGTCCACGCGCAAGCATATACCATTGCATGCCGGTAAAATTCTTTGATTCCATCGTTATGGTCTCGCTTTCTTCATCTTCCGGGTCCGGAGCAAAAGTGACTACCAAACCGCTTTCAACTATTCTTTCTGCCCCGTCCTCGTATCGGATCGTAATCTTTTCTATCTGGCTTTTTTCTTTTTCTGCCCACTGCTTTTTTACAAGTGCCATTTTTGCTCCTCCTTTTATGCTGCTACGTATGCCACCGCCGCGGCGAGGCCCACTAAGCCAAGCACCACCATGGATTTTACACATCGCTCAAGCCCGGCGATATTGTCCGCTGCGTTGTACTCCCGCGACTTGCGCATCACGATGCACTCCGTGAGCATCGCCGCGATTACGAGCACGATCAAGATGATTTTAGTCACTAATCTACGCCCCCTCTGTCCCATCTCCATTTTTGCCCTCTCGTGCAGACCGTGCAGCGCAAATCGTCCATTCCGCACGGATTGTTGTAAAGGCATGTGTCACAGTCCCGCTGCCGCTCGAGCACTTTGTACGCCGCTTGATACAGCTTCGCGGTTTTTATCGCCTCCCGAATAACCGCGCACCCATGCACGCCGCAGTTATGCTCATGCCCGCAACCGAAGCAGCACAAGGAGTCTGCCAGCGACCCGGTCTCCGATTTCATGCGCTCAAGCGCCTTGATAAGTTCATCTGTTGTCATATCTGATTTTCCTTTCGCGTTTTTTCTCAACGGCTTTCCGTACTTCGCGGTGAAAGCCTACTTCGTCTATTGCTTTCGCGCGCTGCTTACTCTCAAGCAATTTTGTAAGCTTGTATCTCATGTACCTTTGGCATGTACTGTGACAAGTCTCGCGCTCGTTTGCGTACCTGTCCGGGCAGTTCTGCGGGCATGGGCCCAGACGCTGCGTCATTCTTTCAACACCACCTTTTGCGTTTGTGGTTCCGCCGTCCACTTTTCCACGTCCACGCCGATCTGGCGCAGCTTGTAAAGCAAAATAAATTCGGCGTTATCCTGCATATCGTAGTGTTTGAGCAATTCCGCCCGATGCACCGCCACGCAGTTCCAAACGCGGCGGAGGCGGTCGGCGCCGAAACCAAACTCTTCATGCAGCGCCCAAAGCAGCATGGCGCAGATTTCAGCCGAAAACTTTTCATCAAGCTCATGCACCTGCCTCGCTATTTCCGCTTTCAACGCCGCTTTTTCCGCTTTGCTCATTTGGTATTGCTGTAAAGCTTTCATTGCTTTATCGTTTCCTCCGTTTCTTATCGCAGTTTTCGGGCGGGCATCCGCGTGGGAGGCCCGTATCATAGCAATAGCAGCACACGCTGTATCGGTCTCCGCGAGAGCCTATCCCGCGCCGGTATATGCAGCCTCGGCAGCTCGCCCGCCGATTTGTCCCCGAAAGCATTATGTAGTACGGCTCTTTAATGCCTGTTGCGCTAAATTTACGTATGTCCATTGCTTTTGCGCTCCTCTCCCTCTATCGTCACCCAGACACTTGGTATATCCGACGACCATCGTTTACAAATCTTCGCGTTCACAATCTGCGCGTCATCTCTGTAAGCAAAACCGTTTAAGGCGTCGCACACAATCTTCATGATGTTGTCCAAGTCCGGCTTTTTCAACGGGAAAAGTGCGCCGCTCGTCATCAGCATTTGTTTTTGCTTGCTGGCGCTCTTAGGGATACTCAAAAATGCCGTGATGATTATATCTATCGGTGCATCGTCGTCAAAGCGTCTCCCCTGTGCTTCGGCTAAAAATCGTTGTCTTACAAGCTCTTCATACGCTACGGTTTTATCCGGTGTGTAGCTCATGCTGCGCCCGGATTTCATTCGCACCACACGAGGGCGGGCTTTACCCTGCGGCTCGCCCGGTATAATAAATTTGATTTTCATATGCCCTCCTCAGAATAGTAAATCATCGTCAGAAATAGCGCTGTAATCATCTTCCATTGGTGTCGGTTTTGCAGCAGCTTCGCGTTTTTCGCCCGTGAAAGCGGCGCTGCTCACAAGCAACTCAGTCGCCTTCCGCTTGTTGCCGTCCTTGTCCGTATAGTTGCGTGTCTGAAGCTCGCCGTCAAGCGCGATCAGCCCACCTTTGCTAAAATATTTTGTGATAAACTCAGCCGAGTTGCGCCACGCCACACAATCAATAAAATCCGACTGGTACTCGCCGTTAGCATCCTTAAAGCTGCGTGTCACCGCCACACAAAACTGGCACACAGCGGTGCCGCTTTGCGTATGCCGCAGCTCCAAGTCTCTTGTAATGCGCCCCATAATATGCACGCCATTACTTGCACTCATTTTAAAATCCTCCTAATCTGTAATTACGGGATATATCCCGCTTAATGTTGTTTGTATGCGCCCGGGCCCGCTCGGCAATACGCGATCCGATCGCATCATCGAGCTGTAAAATTTCCGCCGTTGTCAGCTCGGAAGAAATCACGGTCAGCTTGCGCCCGTTGTATCGGTTGTTGATGATCTCGTATGCAAGGTTTAAATCTCCCTGCGTCGGCGGTGACTTTTTGCCATTGTCGCCCGCGCCTGTGCGCAAAAAATCATCGAGGTAAAGGCAGTCTGTTTTCATCAACTCGTCCATACGTGCAGTATATCCGGGCTCATTGAGGCAGGCTTTTAATTCCGCCGCAATCCTTTTCCACGGCGCGTAGATTGCCGATTTGCCATTTTGTAGCAGCTTGCCTACAATGGCGGTGCAAATATGCGTTTTTCCCGCGCCGACCTGCCCGCCGACAAAAAACCATCCTTCAGGACTCCGGCAATAATCGCACGCGCTGCGCATGATCTGTTCCTGCCACGGTTCGCGGATTTCGTAGGATTTAAAAGTGTATCGGTTCATAATATCTTTGAGACCGCTTTTCTCTATCCGCTGCCACGATCTGCGCACCGCCATACAGCTGCACTCTTTTGCTATCTCGTAGCCGTCTTTGAGCGCATATATCACGCCTTTGTTTTTGCACTCCGGGCAGTCCATGCCGGGCAGATCGCCCGGCAGTGCATTTAGCACAGCGATTTGACGCTGGCGGTAGTCATCAAATGAGCGTACCGCCGTACTTTTTATACGGATTGACGCCGGTATCATTTCGCGGAAGCTCTCCACGTCTTGCCCCTCCTTTGTCCTGCTCGCGCGCCAACCAGCGGTTGATAAACGCCAGTGCGCCGCGCCTTGTCTTACGGTTTTGCGGGTTTGCCTCGCTCCAGCCGATCATTTTACGTATTTCTTGCTCTATATCTACTGCCGGATATAGAGCAGCCCATTTGCTTATGTCCTCTTTGCTTATCGGATAATAAGAGCCGTCATGGAGTATCAGCCGGTATGCCGGCGCTGAGGCGGACTCGTCCGCGCTCTGCGCATACTCCTTTACTTTACTCTCCTCTCCTTTACTTTCCTTTACTTTCCTTTGTTGTTTTCTGTCAACATTTACGCCCGAAATGTTGACATTTAAGCTCGAAATGCTTACATTTGGCGGTAAAAGGTTGTGCGGTAGCAAGAGGTATTCTTTCACGGCTTCCACCGTTTTGCGGCGGCGGACTGCCTCAAAATATCTCATCTGTATGCCTTTAGAGGTAAGCACGTTGTATTTGTCCAACAGGTCAGCATCAAAAATACCTCTGCGAGTCGCACATTTAATTATCTCGGAGACGGGGCAACAACCCAACCCGCACGCGCGGGCGAACAGAAGCTCAACCTCCGGTGTCCAATCGCAGTAGTAGCCGCGGCTGTATATCCTTTGATACAGCTTTATCACAACGGCAAAACCCTGCACGCCAAACTCGGCTTCGAGCAGCTCAAACTTTTCGTCGAGGCTCGTTCGCAAAGGAAAGTAAGGGATACCCACATCTGTGTTTGGCATTTGCCCTCACCTCTCAAATTTTGAAACATACCCTTTAAGACGGATCAGCAACCCGCTTTCGCGGACGGAAGAACAACCTTAAAGGTAGTTTTTATAAAACTTTCGGCGGAAATCATCGATATTCCAACCGTTTTCCACCATAGCTTTGCGCTGCCCGTATTCGTGCAGCTTTTGCATCGCCTTGGCGTTGTGGTGCACCCCGTAGGGCGGCTCATTGTGACAACTATGGCACAGCGTAACGACCAATCCGTAGCGCTCGCTTTTCTTGCGCAGCGCACCGCCGAATATATGGTGCCGCTCTACCACACCATAGCAACCACAAATAAAGCACTCACCAATTATCTTGCCCACTCATCTTTCAGGGCTTCCAGCTTGTCCGGCGGGAGCGTTTCCACGCCTACCGCCTGGCAGTCCTGTACAATATTATCGATCAAACGCGCCATCTGCGCTCTGTCGTATGTACTGGACCCGTAGTATACAATCACATTCGTGCAGCCCCGTACTTTGCTGGGCAGTACATCCGTCACCCAACCGAGCCCATTGTGCTGCCACATCTGCCGCAGCTTGTTCACGGCGGAATTTATCACGCACACCGTATCGCAGTTTCCGCCGATGTTTCGCACCGCCTCGCGGTAGATCAGCTCTTTAGTTTGGTTTGTCGCCTCTGCAAGCTTATCGCAAAGCACCCAAAAATAGGCATTTGCATCCAAACTGCGCTTTTGCCGGTACTCTTTTACCTCGCACGTATACATACGCTCGCGCATACCAAGCACAAACTGTCTTGCGGCGGGTGTGTTGATGACTTTGAGGCAAAGCTCTCCGTCTTCGTTCACGCGGGCGGCTGTAAAATCAAATTGTACCATTCAGGCCACCAGCTTTCTCCGCCGCCTTTTCGGCTTTGATCTCTTTGCCCAAGCACTCAAAGCAAAGCTGTCGGTCATACCGTTTTTGCGCGTACAACGCAATATCTCCCGCTTTCCAAGCGCTGCCGTCTTTTTTCTTTCCGTCGCGGATCGTCTTACCGCACTGCGCGCAGGTGTATTCTTCATCCTGCTCCGGCGGTGCGGCGTTATACTTTGTACGTCCTGCCTCCCAGTAAATGTCCGCGCCGAAGCCTAAAGCTTTGCAAGCTACGGAGATTGCGTCTGTGAGCGCCATTTTGTAGCACTCATCTGATGCACGCAGATTATTACCCTTTTCCGCCGCCACAAACTTTGATCCGCCCGTGCCTGGAATAGGCTCCGACCAGTCCGCATCCGGCGTGATCCTGTATTGCAACTCGATGTCTACAAACGCCCCCACCTCGCCGGTGCTGGCGGTCTCAAGCCACTCGCGCACAATCTTGTATTTCCAGCCGATGCCGCACGGCCCGAATAGCTCTGTCAGCTCTCGTATGCGCCACATGGGGTTGATGTCCGTCATGCCGTTGAGCCGCCCTCCGGTGATCCGCTTTTGTGCGCTGCCCGGTACAGCGCTCACGGCGTTGTAAATATCCATGTTACCCATCAGCGCACCGCCAGTCTGTACCCGGCTACCAATTTAGCTCCCGGGAGCTCCTCGCCCGCTTTTAGCGCATCGCGCACGGAAACTTTGTTGATCTCCGGCGCTTTCTGGCGGATGAACTCCTCGTGCTCCAGTGTAGCCCATGCGATAAAGTCATCGGAGTTTTCGATCTCAAGCGCCGGAGCCTTTTTTGCTATGGAGACCACGTTGCGCGCCGTTTCGATTTTGCTCTTTCCTACCGCCTGCATCTGCTGCATGGTGTAGGATTTAAGCTGATCCGCTGTTGCTTCATGGCGCTTCATCCGCGCAGTCAGCGCGTCGATCTCTTTTTTTATCGCTTCTGCCGTTGCCAGCTCATCTTTGATAATGCACGCGATGCTGTCCACTTTTGTTTCAAACTCATCATCGATGCTTTCAAGTGTGTCTTCGAGCGCTTCGAGAGGGATGCTTTCATCCTCCGCCATCTGCTTTAAAGCCTCGTATTGCTCCGCATACTCATACAGTTTCATTTGCTTTCGCCTCCTCTGGCATTTCCTCGAGCACCGTAATGCGGATTTTGCCGCGCTCAATGCCCTCTTCGCGCAAATGTTTACCCACAATCTCCATTACGTCACCGCCATTTACGGTAACAGCGTCAAACGCGCCGCGCTTGATGTTGCCGCAAAGGCTCACCTGCATGACCTGCTTATACTTTGCCATTGACTTTTCCTCCCGTTTCTGCTAAACTAATAGCGGTAAATTTGTTTTTGTGCCCCTGTGACTGTTCCCGCAGTCCGGGGCACTTTTTTTCTGCTCTCATACATCCGCCTCGACAAGCTCGCCGTTTTTGAGCTTATACCACGTATCAGCTTTGATCCGCACGCCGTCAACAATTTCTGCTTTTACGGCTATGGGTACGTAATTGCCGTTATCATCGTATTTCCACTCCGTTAAAACAATCACGGAGTGGAGCCCGCCTTTTACGTTGCACCCGTTCCGTCCAATAATCAATGATGAGCTGCCGCCTGATAGGTTGCTACGGATGCCGCCTGAGAGGTTGCTCTCGTCTCCGCCTGATAGGTTGCTACAGCTGCCGCCTGATAGGTTGCTACGGCTGCCGCCTGAGAGGTTGCTACAGTCTCCGCCTGCGGTTCCCGTTTCAGCTTTTTTGCGAGTATACTCTATTTGCGCCTTGACCAGCCCAGCAAAATCGATTTCGCTTTTGAGTGTCAATTCTGATGATGCTAATTTGGTATCATCATTTTCTTTTTTATCGATTTTGCCACCCGCTTCTGCCTCGAAAAAGCGATTGCCGTTGATATTAGGATAATATCGCAGCACATCAAACGGAGCCTCACACGAGTGATAGCCTTTATCCCCGCAACGGATTGCGCCGTCATCGACCTCTTTTTTGCCGAGCACGTATTGCTTGCCTCGGCATTGCATATTTTTGTCTGTACCCTTATAAACTTTCACGCTTGTCTTCCCTCACTATCCGTTGTCACTGTCTCATAGACGCGCACGGCGTCGCGCCAGCTGCGGTATTTGCCGAGGTCAATGACCTCCGCACCGGGGCGGGCGGCTCTTTTTCTTCTTCTCGGCGGCTTTACGACTCTTTCGAGGATTTTCTCCGCGCCGTAGGCCAGCGTAATGATCGCGCATCCGGCGGCGATACTGCCGCACAAAACTAAGATCATGTTGTTGCCTCCTTTCCTTTAATTTCTGAACAGCGTCTCGATGTCGCTTTGCGAGAAACGCAGTTTTTTAAAGATGTTGCACAAGTCTTCATACGACCACGCCGAAAGGTGGCGCATACGGTAGCTGTAAAGCTGCGGGGATATACCCAAGTATTTCGCGGTCTTCTCGTCGGTCGTCAGGCCCATGCGGTCGGCGTTATAACGCATAATCGACCTAAACGTCTGCCTCCGCTGTTCCGCGGGCGACGGTTTTAATCTTGGCATTGTTTACCACCTCTTTCTCTATTTATGTTTTTGTCCCCAGCCCTACCACCTGCCGCCCAAAGCAAAAATTATGCAGTATCTATGTTTGTTCTGACGAAAGGAGTGTACATCCATGGTTTTCAGGGGAGGATTAGTTTTCGGGCGGCATGTGGTAAAGCTGGGGCGCGGCCTTTAAGCTTAGCTAAAAAAGCACAACATCAAAACCGCGATTAGCGTGCCTAAAATCGGGGCAAGAAGCATTAAAATGTACGGCAGTACCACTTTTAATGCTTCTTTTCGTGCCCGGTCTTCCATTCTCATTCCGCTTCCTCCTTTATCTCCTTAACTCACACCGCTTTCGGGTTGGTCGCGTCTGCGTCTTTGCGCTCGGTGCGCATCGTTACCAGTTCCACGCCGTCCGCAAGGCCTGCGGCGTAAATCTCTGCCATTTTCACGGCAAGAGCGCGTTTGTCCGCAGGCACAGCTTTAACGATCTGAATAGCTTTTTCTGCTTCATGCGTTAAGACCTCGTACATTAAATTTACCTCCTTTTTTTGCTCTCTGTTATTTGTTACCTATATAATACCATAGGTGGGCTATATTGTCAAGCTTTATTTTATTGGTGGCAAATATTTTTTCGTTGACTTTATTTCGGATTATGGTATAATACTATATAAGGAGGTGAACGAATGGAGACAATAAACGAGCGTGTGCAAAAGGTCTTAAAAGCTTCGTCCCTTACGCAGTCTGAGTTTGCGGAAAAGATAGGAATAAAACAAGGTAGTTTGAGCCTTATTTGTTCTGGAAAATCAGGAATTGGAGATCGCACAATCGCCGATATTTGCCGTGTTTTTGGTGTCGATCTAATCTGGTTGCGTACCGGTGCAGGCGAAATGTTTAAGCAGAAAACACGTGAGGAAGCATTGGCGGAGATTTTTGCCAGAGCACAAATCGATGATGACGACCGAAGCCGACTGCTTCGCGCTATGGCGCAGCTACCCGATGAGTATCTGCCGATTTTTGTAAAAGGGCTTGAGAAGATTTGCGAGATATTGTCGGAAGACAAATAAAAAAGGCGAGAACCGAATTTTTAACGGTCCTCGCCTTTTGCTTTGTGCGCCTACATTTTCCCTGCCCATATTGATACAGATATGTAAATCTTTCGCAAAGTATCTACGGGGAGATCCAGCAGCATTTCTGAAATTGCGTCTATTAAGTTTTTTCGGATTCTGTTTTCTTCCCTTGTTTCTACCGTCTTCATTTGTTCAACTCCGTTCTTTTTATAAAAAAATTTTTTATTTATTTGTTGACTACGTGCGTTTTTAGTGATATGATACAGTTAAATTATGAGGTAAATATACGAAATGAGGTAAAATATTATGGCTTTGTTCTCAGGAAACCAAAAAAACACCGCACAAAATGTCTATACAAATATGCGCCCATATCTAGCTCAAAAAGATGGTGCGGTTCACGTCGTGCTGATAAACAGTTTTTCGCAGCTTGCTAATCAGGTCTTTAAGTGCGATGAAAAATACACAACGGAAATTGACTATGTTTTAAACTGCATGCAAAGGGAAGGCTACGAAATCTTGGACATAAAATTTAATTCGATTCCCAATCAGGGGATGACGGGAAACCGGACGGGATTTAACACGCTTATCACCTACAGATAAGCCTTTCGTTTGATTAAATAATAGGCCTCTCAAACGGTGGTGTAAATATTCAATTTTGCATAACAGTACTCATAACAGTACTTTATATATGACTTAAATTACAAATTAGGTGCTTCTTATGGATTTTTCGACAATCGATTTGGACGCGCTTATACCAAAGCTGGAAGATCGACGCGTCTCGCTCAACTTATCTTATCAAAACGTTGCGGACGCTTGTAATGTCTCACAAAGTACAATTATCCGCATTTTTAAACGGCAGGCCGACCCGAGCATCGTTGTGCTTAGATCTATCCTTGCCGCCGTCAAATATGACATCGTTACACCGCCGATGCCGGATGAAGGCTCCGAGAACGAGCAGATCGAGTACCTGAAGAAAAGCATTGAGTTTGAACGCGAAGATAAGATTGTGCGACTCGCGCAGCAAGAAGCACAATTTATGCGCCAGCACAACGAAGATCGGCGGCTCGTTCGGATTTGCTTGATTATCTGCATCATCCTTGTGATTTTCGTTTGCTTCTTTTTTGGCTACGATATCACAAACTTAGATCGCGGTTGGATACAGGCTCGCTCCGCTTCCGGCGGTTTGCTCAAATAACAAAATCCCGTGGATACAAAAACGTATCTACGGGATTTTCAATAATAGGAGGTTTTTACAATGGCAAAAGCTAAAAAACTGCCCTCCGGTAACTGGCGCGTAAATCTATACGATTACACGGATCCATCCACCGGAAAGCGAATTTACAAATCATTTACCGCCACAACAAAAAAAGAAGCCGAATACATGGCGGCAGAATACAAATTGGACGGAAAGCAGCGCACCGCATCCGCCGGAGACATGACTTTGAAAGAGGCATACACGCGCTATATCGACAGCAAAACCAACGTGCTCTCGCCCTCTACGATACGCGAGTACCGCCGAAGCGCCCGGAATGACCTACAAGACATTATGCCGCTAAAGCTGCGCGACATTACGCAGGAGGCCGTGCAGCGCTCCATAAACCAGTTCGCGGCAAATCATGCGCCAAAGACCGTGCGCAATGCCCATGGGCTTTTATCTGCCGTGCTGGGCGTATATTATCCCTCTTTCCAGCTCTCCACGGGCCTGCCCCAGAAGCAAAAGGCAAGAATCACCATTCCGACAGAGGCGGAAGTAAAGGCATTATTGGAAGCGGCCGAGGGCACTAATATGCACCAAGCTATTTTGTTGGCTGCTGTAGGCACCCTGCGCCGCTCCGAAATATGCGCACTGACGCAAAGCGACGTGCATGATAACGGCGTCATGGTCAACAAGGCTATGGTCTGTGACGATAATCACGAGTATGTTATCAAGTCTACCAAAACAACCGCCGGAACTCGCTTTGTGGAGCTGCCGAAATTTATCATTGATGAGCTGCGCAGCATAGATAATGAGCGCGTATGCCCATACTCGCCTATTACAATATCAAACCTCTTCCGCACGCTCTCCCTACGCGTGTTGGGTAAACCGTACCGCTTTCACGATCTGCGACACCATTCCGCCTCCGTTCTGCACGCTATGGGCGTGCCGGACCTCTATATCATGCAGCGCGGCGGGTGGGAAAACCGCGATGTCCTCGACAAAATCTACGAGCACGTTTTATCCGATGAGCAAAAGGACTTTAATGCAAAAATCGTTGACCGATTCACAAAATCTTACGGATAAAAGTAAAATGCAACACAAAAAGCAACACATGTTTTAAAACACATAGAGTTTATGCGGGTTTTGCGCTTATATATTACGGGTTCAAGTCCTGTTACCTGCACCAAACCCAAAAACCGCATGAAGTCTAAAAAGCTTAGATTTCATGCGGTTTTTCCTTTTATTTTTTTCAAAAATATTTTTACATTTTAAAGTTTATTTTTACGGAATTAAGCCGTTTTTTATCAAAATGCAACACGATATGCTACACGCTGATTTTTGCGTCCTTGTCTTCTAAATCTAGATTTTTTAAAAAAAATTTGAAAAAGTACTTGACTTTATACAGCTATAGATGTATAATATAAGTGTCAAAAGGAAAGAAAAACAAAATGGAGGAAATCAAAATGATGAACACAATGTTTAATTTTATCGGCAGTGAAAAGCAAATCGAATGGGCAAAGAAAATTGTAAGCGGCCCGTATGATTTTTTGATGTATATTGCGTCTACTGCCAAAGAAGAAATAAAAGCGCACGGCGAAGTAAGCACATATTGCGAAGAGGTTAAGTTTTACAGCGAGGCCGCTAAGCGCTATGAGGCCGAAATCAAAAAGCTTGTGCAGGCAATGCCGGAAGTTAAAGCAGGCTTAGTCATTGATCGCCGCGACAACTACGGAAAGTTAGCAGACATGATCCTTGAGGGAGTGCTCAAGGAGAACGGAAAACGCGGACTTGTTGACGCTGGTTGGCGCCCGACGTGGAACATGAAAAAAATGGGATTTTAAGTAGGTGCGAACAATGAAAAAAACTTACATCACCAACGGCAAAAACACTTACAAGCTCTACAACAATATTGAAAGCCTCTATGGCGAATGGATGCTCGAAACCGAAGGCCAGCCGGAAACGCTCTCCAGTCTTGAAGACGCAGACGCAACCGATGAAATAGATTACGTTGAGGAGATCATCGGTGATCCTGCAACACCGTGGGAAGAGTGCGACGAGAACGACAAAAAGTATGTAAATAAGTGGCTAGACATTTGGGGCATTACATCTGCCCGGAATTTTTAAGGAGGGTTTAAAAGATGGTACGCGTAAGCTGATCCTTAAATGGGTAGCGCCGATTTTTGTAAATGCAGGCAATGCGGATAATATGTTGCCCACGATCCACCGAATAAAGTAAAGGAGCTCAAAAATGACAAACTTACAGCGATTACGTTTAGCCGCCGGATTATCTCAATCCCAATTAGCGAGCAAATCCGGCGTAAACGTCCGAATGATACAGCAATATGAGTGCAAAAATCGCAACATTAACAAAGCTCAATTTGATACGGTCTGCAAATTGTCCTCTGCCTTATCGATTCGGGCGGAGGATTTGCGAGAAATCGACGAGTAAAAGCAAAAACCCCGGTATGCTAATCAGATACCGGGGTTTTGCCTGTTTGTGCCGAAATTGTCAAAAGGACGGCAAAAACAATTTCATTTCAATCCTACGCCCCGTTTCCGGGGCGACATGTTCGGAGGAAATCCGAACGCTTAATAGTATAGCTTGTCTTGCGAAAAAAATCAAGATTTTTTAAAAAAATTTTGAAAAAGCACTTGACTTTATATAGCTACTGCTGTATAATGTAAATGTCAAAAGGACAAGGACACAAAATAAATTCAATCCAACGGAGGAAACCAAAATGAAAAGAATTAAAGACTACAACGGCAACACGATCGATTTTGAAGCAGCGGTTATGATGATGGACGACGAAATCCGTGAAGAACTTCACGCGCAGGGCATTGAAGATGAGCAGGAATTTTATAATGCTTATTGCGATAAGCATTACGAGAAGTACGGCGAAGATTTTGAGATTTGAGAAAAAGAGGAACGAAGATGCCGACAAGAAAGTGCGTTAAATGCGGCGCGCCGTTTGAACGCCGCTATGAAGATCAATTTTTGTGTGAAGCGTGCGCAGCAAAATCAAAGGCTAATTTTGCTGTTAAGCTTAAAGATCGTACATGCCGCACGTGCGGAACCACATTTAAAGGCGGCCCCCGTGCATGGTATTGTCCGACGTGTAGAGCCGAACGCGAAAGAGTTTCCCGTCGTAAGCGGAATCAACATCCTCCGCGGCGCAAACTCGGCAGTATAGATCAATGCGAAAACTGTGGCAAGGACTACATTGTTAATAGCGGACTGCAAAGATACTGCCCAGAGTGTGCGCCTTTAATGGCGCAAAAAAAAAGAAATCTCATCTCCCGCGAGTGGAACAAAGAGCACCTTGATCGAGAAGCCATTAAAGCCGACCGTGCGCAAGCCAGTAGCATTAGATTTTGCTCCGTATGCGGCAAAGAGTTTTCGGCCGAAGATGCGGTAGTGTTTCAGCTCGACATTTGCTCCCCGGAATGTTTAGCTAAATACCGATTAGAGCATCCTACCGATCCCACGAACAAAATCGCCATTGATGACGTGGTCTCCACATATCAAGCAACGAAAAGCCTTTTGGGAACGGCTAAGCACTACGGCGTAACGCCCTATGTGGTATGTAGATGCTTAATCACGCGCAATATTTACGATAATCTTCCACCGATTGCGCAACAAATACGTGACATGTACGACCGAGGAATGAAGAATGCGGACATTGCACAGGCTCTAAATATCAGCGTTGCGACCGTCCGAACTTACGAGCCGTATAATACAACAACAAAAACCATTAAAGCATCCCGCAAATAGCTTTGTAAAAAACAAAAAAAGGCGCAGCTCCCATCGAAAAGATGAGGCCCTGCGCCTTTTGCTTTGCTTGCAAACTGTTAAAAAATGTTTATTTTACCATTTTAGCAAACAGTTTGCAAATCAATGTGATAATTTAGCGGTTTTTTAACATCTTACTCCATCTGGATTGCATCAATGGCCGAGCCGTAAATGCCTGCGTAGCCGTTTGCGCCGGAATTGTACTTGCTGCCAAAACGCACCCAACTAAGCCAGCCGCCGCCCTTGATATGTACGCGGCAGTTTACAAAGCCGACGGGTGTGCGTATTTGTACGCCGTCGATCTGCTCGCCGTAAATTCCCGCGTAACCGTCTGCACCTGCGCCGCTGTTTTTGATCTCCGGTAGCCAACCACCGCCCCGGAGATGAACACGATAATAAATATCGCAGTTTTTGGCATTGATTTTAAGTCCTTCCATCGCCTGCCCAAAATTGCCCGCGTAATCGTCGCAGTTTTTTACCTGCGGGAGCCAATGGCGGCTTGCATATACGGAGTACGTCAGATCGCCCGTGCACGTGGGCTTTGGCGTACTCGGCTTGGGTGTAGGCTTTGCCGGTGTGCTCGCCGTCATATAGCTTTTCACCATGTTCAAAAAGCGCTGCCAGCCCTTGTCGAGCGTGCGGTGCGGGCAATATTTGCCGTCGAAGTCCTGATGCTTCTTCACGTGCGAAATATCCCACTTGCGTTCGGTGAGCAGCTTTGCGATATACTCTGCGGCGTTCTTTTCGGCTTTATCGAAGCGCGTGCCGCCCGAAAGCGAATAGCAAATTTCAATGTGAATGCCGTGCGCGTTGCCGTCGCGCTGCCCTGCCGCAAACGCACCTCTACTCAGCGGGATACCAATGACGATCTCCTTGTCATCGACCGCCGCGTTAAACGACGTAGAGCTGTCGTTGCGAATCATATACGCGACTTCATTCGCGGCGGAAGCATCGTTCGCCGTGTTGTGGACGACGATATATTTCATGTCCTTTGCGCAGGACTCCACCGGCACTTTCAAATCATATTTGCTCTGGCTAAGTAAATTTTGTTTGATCGGTACCATTTATTTATCCTCCTTATGTAGTAGCCATGGACGCAATAGCATCCTCAAGCTTTTTGATCACGATGTTAACGTCTCTCTGATAGTCAAACCTTACCCCTGCGCCGTCTGCGGCTTGCACCACGGTGTCGGGCGCGTAAGCGGTGAGGGCTTTGTAAGCGGCGATTTCGGCAGGGGTGAGCGGGGTTTCAACGGGGTTGGCGAGAGCGTATAATAGAATGTATTCTCCTTCTTCTGGGAGTTTAGCGCTAATGGGGATAAAAACCTGCGCATTGGATGTGTCTACATAAAAGTGCGGAATATCCTCTGTAAACGAAACGATAAATTGCAATTTATTGCATAGGGCTTTTGTTTCATAATTGCGGCCATTGAGCGGCAACCGAATCGATAGTCGTTTTGTTACCGCCAAGTTAGTGGTTCCTGTAATTGTACAGGTTGACAAGTCCACAACGTTCACCATCTGCATCTTCACTCCTCTATCCAAGTCCACCTCGTCACACACCCACTGCTGTCCCTGCGGGTCAGTGTAGTTGCCGCCAGAGGTGACATGGATGCCGGGTAAGCCGGTGGGGGTGGTCAGGGTGAGAGTTTGCGTTTTACCGTTTCCGTTGCTCAAGGTCACTGCAATCGTCCCGCCGTCACCAGCGCTCACGATAGGCACAGGCGCATCGGGCGTGGGTGTGCCGTCTTGCGTGCTCTTACCGTACACGGTCAGACCGCACAGCGGCGCTGCGAAAGCATCGTCAACGAGGATCGGATTGCCTGTCTCACTGCCGACAAGGATGTTCTGCCGCGCCTTGACTGCGCTGATAGCGTCACCTGTGGCTTTTGCGTCAGCGGCTTCGCCCTCGTGGGTGAGGCTGGTGTCTAGTGCTACGGCAGGGCCGGTGTCGCCTTTAGGGCCTTGCGGACCAGTTGCACCCGTTGGGCCTTGCGGGCCAGTTGAACCCGTTGGGCCTTGTTCGCCCTGCGGGCCTTGCGGGCCGACCGGGCCGATGGGGCCTTGCTCACCTTTAGGACCTTGCGGACCATTAAATTTACCCGCATCAGCGTCATCACGGACGCTTTGAGCAACTTTTTGAGCTTGTTCAGCTTTGCTATCCGCTTCATTTGCTGCCGACAAAATCTGCTGTACCACGTCCGGCGTAGGTTCTGCGGGGGCGATCCCCTCCGTACCCGCGCTTGCTGCCACACGATAGATTTGGCTCACGGAGATCTGCCGCACGCCGTCCGTATATCCTGCAAACGTAAGCTCTCCCGTGCCTGCAACCGCAGTGGCCTCCGCAGGGACAGACACGACATTATCCGATTCAAGGCGTATTTGCACGGTTTCGCCTTCTGGCGGGTGGAAAGCGACGATAATATCGTAATCTACCCATTCGCCATTGCGCGTGATGCGCAATGCCTCCACGCCGTAGCTGCCCGCCGTGCCGAGGCGGATCGGCTGTTCGGCACACTGCGCAGCGTATCCGTCCAATGTGATCTCGTGCATAAACAATTTATATCACCTCTTTTCGGATTGTCCGTTACTGATCCGGGAAACCGTCTCCGTCCGTGTCGGGCAGCTCAGGCAGGCCGGCAACGCTTGTGAGGAGCGAGAGTACGCCGGCGAGCACCGACGCGCTGGCTACCACGATCCAGTCCACCTCGCCGAGCACCGCAGAGGTGCCGATCGTCGCGACAGCGGTCTGCGCGATTGTTTTCACGGCGCGGACTCCCGCGGCCTTGAGCCAATTTTTCCACTTTGTTTTCATGGGTGATCCTTCCTTTCTGTGTCCTCCAGGTCTGCAAGGCGGTGGTTTACGACCTTGATTTGCTCTTGTATTACGGGGATTTTTTCCGCAAAATTATTATGTTTTCGCACCTCCCGCGTGAGCTCTTCGATCTTCGCGTCCGTGATCGCCTGCGCGATCCGGAGCTTTTCTTCTGCGCGGCGGTTGCCAGCGACGTTGGTGATGATCACGCCGACAAGCGCGAGCCCGCCGGTGATGATCGCGACAAAAATGTTTTCCAATGCTCGCCTTACCCTCCCTTAGCCGATGATCGAAAACGCGGGGCGAACGCCATAAGAGCTAGAAGCGTAGTAGCAGGTCGCATTGCCGTTGTCGTCTACAAGGGCGAAATAGGAAGCGGTAATAACGTCTCTCAACCACCATGTCGTACGATTGCAAATACGGCTCGGCTCGTGCTGGAACAGCGGCAACTGGGATTTCTCGACACGGTAGTTAGCCGAGAAATTGCTACCGTCAGAAACAGGGGAGAAAATACCACTGCCGTAGACCATCTGCTCGCACATAAGGTCAACTTCGGAATCGCACCATGCGCAGCCGGAAGCACGACCATTCGCAACAGCGTTTGTCAGATAGATCCTGTGTTGCAGGATATGGCCGCTAAATGCCACATTGATGGTGGTCTTAGCCTGTTCCAGCCCTTCGGTGTACATCTTAGAGCCCACATAGCCGCCAGTAGTGACGTTCGTGTCATTCATCGCGTGCGTATACATATTGCCGTCTGGGACAAGCGTGACGTGGTGAGTATTGCAGACTGTATCTCCCGTCCTGTAATAATAGTCAAAGGCAGCGATACGATAGGTCACATCTCCAATCACCCAGTAATCACCGATGTATAAGTCGGTAAAACTACCATCCGCAATAGCCGCCCATTGTGTGGCGGTCACGCTCGTACCGAGGTTTTTTCCGCGGTAGATGGAGTTATGCGCGCCGGCCCCGCTAGACAGTATGGCAAGCACAGGAGCCGCCGCGTTTTCCGCGTTAGTTGCCGCGGTCTGCGCTGCCGTTTTTGCGCTTTCGGCCGCAGCCGCGTCTCCGCTGGCGTTGCTTGCTGCCGTTTCTGCTGCGGTCTTGGCACCTTCCGCGTCGATTGCGCTGGTGGACGTGTTCGTTTCGGACTGTCCCGCATTTATGGC